CATTCTTTATACAGTCGCGTATTTTTGGAGACAAAACAATTGGTTTTCCCTGGAACATTATCGCTGCCGGTATACCCCCCGTCATGTCTCGGCGCATAAGGTTGTCCAGTTCTTCTTTGGAGTATATACCAGTTATAGCAGACTTTGTTGTCAATGCGTCGCCAGCCCCGATTGCAAGGCCCATATACCCTGGTTTCTTGTCCTCGCGAAGACTTTCTGAGAATGTGATCTTCTTCTTGAGCTTCACATCATCCTTTTCCTTTCCTTCGATAGTTGTTGTCTTGCCACCTGCAATTATTCTGAGATACCCAGCGTAATACTTGGGGTCCATCTGCGCAAACACATTTTTAACATTCTTTACGCCATACACCGAGGTGTCATTACGCAATTCAACGTAAGAAATGTATCCCTTTAGCCACTCTGGGTGAGTGTTAAGGTCCTGGGGGCGTATTTTTGGTACATTCAGAGGACGGACAAAGTTTACCACAGAGAGGATGTCCTTCACCGTCCCACCTGGAGTTCCCGTGAGGGCGAACACATACATTCTCTTGGCATACTTTGACTTGGTGAGCTCGGACCGCAGCCACTTTACGGAGTTTACATAGTCCTCTCCTCCTCCTCCCGGTTTGAACATTGACTGCACTTCGTCCATTATAAGGACCGACCCTGTGGCTTTGAGGGTAGATGGTTTGGTCCCGGGTAGCCTTTGTGTGCTGTGAGAACCTAATAGTAAAGCATCTCCTTCTGCCGCTGCTCTTCCCAGTACTCCCTTGCCCTTAAACCCTAGGAAACTTGCAAAGGTGACAAAACTATATGTTCTAATGCGATCGCTCATGGGTTTTATGTTTGGTTTTTCATTGCACCAGGCCTTCAGGGCCTTATCAGCAGTCATGGTTACTCCTTTGTACAGCACTGTTCTATTGAACGGCCCTCTTGTAAATTCTGGAAGTGGCTTATCCTTGTACACCATCTTTACATATTCCGGATAGAACTTGAACAAGTTCTCTGTGTATACAGCGGGACTATTATCCTTCATGTTGTTTGGAGTTGTTGCAAGGATGATGTTTCTCTGAGTCTTCCAGAAAGCAAGAGCAATGCCAAGACTTGTTACCGTCTTTCCACTGCCCACGCTATGATAGCACAGCATGCCACGGATTCCTCCAATTTCCTTCGGACTTCTGCTTGCGAGAATTCGTGCATACTCAAAAACTGCCAGTTGATGAGCTTGGATCTTTGGGTTACTGAAATCACAGAACTCATTTGCACCCGCCGTTCCCTTGTATTTACGTTTTGCCTGTTTTATTGGCTCCAAACGCTTTTCCATACCTTGGACAAAACAGTTGTTGGAGGCCCGTGGGTTGAACGTCTCAGCAACACACAGAGGTGGAACTGGGGGCTTGAAGGCAGCAATCGCACGCTGCTTTTCAGGGGATATTTGACGGATGAATCGTGGATCGGTGACAATCGCACCGGTCACATTTGTAGGAGAATATCGTGAAACATACTGCCCAGTTTGTTTCGAAGGCATCTTGAAACTGAGAGTGGATACGCCATCCTTTGTATCCACCACCGTCCCTGGCACACGCACGGATGCTTCGCTCATCTTCTTTAGGGAAGTCTTCTCGCCATTCACGAACAATTCGATGCGCTTACCAAGGGGGAGACTTCCTTTTACGACGACTGTTTTTATCTTCGTCTTTGGAATTTCAACCTTACCTGGCTTCGTGATTCTTCCCTGAATGCTGTATATTGTTTTCTCCTCAACTGGTTGGCCACTGATGGGGTCGAGGTAAACTGTTATCAGTTCCCCCACTTTCCTGTTCGACTTTGTGGCATATGTCTCAACGTCATCCGCGATGAAATCGGAATTCATGAGAGCAAACAATGGTTGATATCCGTTAACGCTCATCGGCGTTGCACCTTTGAGTCTAGCAGAGAACGACCCAGATGGTTTTGTATATGCAACGGTAGCTTTTTCGTTCGACGCTTGTATAATTTTTCCCTCAGTTGAAACTTTTGTCAAGGGTTTCCCAGTGTAAGACCACGGACGCACACCTACTATTTTTGTAGCACGGTCGTCAAAATATATATGGACTATCTCTCCTAACGCGTACTTGTGATCGGGTGGTTGTGGAATCTCTGTTCTGTCGGTGGCTTTGGAAGGTGTCATAGCAGGCGGAGACTTCCGAAATTTTCTTCTGGGTGGGAGAGGAAGTAAACCACCTTTCTTTTTGGAGTATATAGGACTGACCCTTTTCTTACTTGACGACATATTTACATATGGTAATATTTTATATAATTACAACTCTTCTCAAGACCACTTGAAACCATATGCGGATGGTCGTTTTCCACGAGCACACTTGCTTATAGAAGACCCATCAGTCTTTCCAAGGGATCGTGCCGCTTCTCCACTCGAAGCGTATGAGTGGACATACGTGCCATCAAGATTATATTGATACACTTTTTTGGATGTGGTATTCTTCTCACCTGATTTTGCTTTGCTCATCTTCCGCTTGGTTTCATCGGTGTGAGCCTTCCCGGATTTTGCTTCGCTCATTTTTTGCTTGCTTTCCTCAGTGTGTGTCTTCCCATACCAAAAAGCTTTCTCACCAGATAGTGCTTCACTAATTTTTTGCTTGGTTTCATCAGTGTGTTCCTTTCCAAACATAGGGTTCTTCTCACCGGATTTTGCTTTGCTGATTTTTTTCTTGGTCTCCTCGGTTAGCATCTTCCCATACATAGGATGCTTCTCACCGGTCTTCCCATACATAGGATGCTTCTCACCGGTCATTGCTTCGCTCATCTTTTGCTTGGTTTCCTCGCTTCGCTTGCCAGTGGAACCACCACCTTCCATGAGATTATACCCACCAGGCGCGAGAGTTCCAAGCAATGCCACCAGCATCTCCTCATAGAAATTGAGGTCCTCGTCGGGAACCTCGTACCACTCCTTGTCAAAGTTATCCCACCCGTGCTTCTTGATGGCAGACGAGATTGCCCTACACCCGCTGCTCTCAAGTTGGTGTTCTTCCAAACGTTTATGGATATCACGAATTGTTTGCCCGATGTACGCTTTTCTGGACTCCTTCTTGAGCGTGAGCTTGTAAATGAAACCCATTTATGTGTGATTTTTTACAGATAAATATCATTATCTTTAATGTGTCGATATTATATGATGTGCGTGCTATGTTTCCTTGTCATTTGATCCCGGATGTTGTCATTTGACCCAGGGAAATGTCATTTGACCCCGGTGCCCCAGAAAGGCATAAAAGACATCAGTTGCTCTTCTATCTTTACCAAACAAAAAGCTCCCAAAGCTCCCAAACAACCAAAGCTCCCAAAGCTCCCAAACAACCAAAGCTCCCAAAGCTCCCAAAGCTCCCAAAGCTCCCAAAGCTCGCAAAGCTCCCAAAGCTCCCAAACAACCAACATGGTCCACCGCTCTTTCCCCGTTAACGTCCGCCTGAGCGAGATCCGCCACCTCATTGACCTGGCCATTGAGGAGGTCTCTTATACCGAATACATGAGGAGCATTATCCCCGTTGGTTATTTCCACCAGGATAACATGTTTGTCAGGACTTTTGATGATCATCTTCCCAAGAGTGACTTGGCATTCCTCAAGAAGATGTTTGCGATGCATAAGGAATTGTTCGAGTATGAGCAGCGGATGGTCGCCGAGCTTGCGATGCTCCGCCAGCTTTATACGGACATACTCAGTAGTATCAATGCCAGTCGGTGCGTTATGATCGCAAAGGAGAACGGCACTCTTGATAAGGAGAAGAATAAGCCTGACTTCTGCATCGAAAAGTTTGATAGCTATGATGAGGCCGATGCTTTTGGCGAGGAGTTTGACTGGATCGCCTAATTTGCGTAAAAAGGATTAAAGTTTTATGTGCGAAGAAATAAATGCATCGCATTGCTGAATCCCCAGGCCCCCTGAGCAAGCACTTCCCTCGTCAAATCAAGGTGGACCTTGAGACCGATGTTGACTTGGAAACCATCATTGATGAAGAGGAGGACAGTGAGAGCGATGATGATGTGGGTATCGAGGCCATTGATGAAATTGTTCTCCCTGGCAACGAGTCATTGATTGATGACAATGCTGATGTCGAGGAAGATGAGGAAGTCGAGGAAGATGAGGAAGTCAAGGAAGATGAGGAAGTCGAGGAAGATAAGGAAGTCGAGGAAGATAAGGAAGTCGAGGAAGATGATAAGGAAGTCGAGGAAGATAAGGAAGTCGAGGAAGATGATAAGGAAGTCGAGGAAGGTGATAAGGAAGTCGAGGAAGGTGATAAGGAAGTCGAGGAAGATGATAAGGAAGTCGAGGAAGTTAAGGAGGATGCTGTATTTGAGGTTTCACACGATTTGTCTCCCGAGGAAGACATTTCCATTCGGTATTACGAGGATGTTTCTCCTGTGGTAGAACATTTCTCACTAATGCGCAAGGAGAATGGTATGTATATTGTGCCATTTTCTAAACCTCTTGTGATCCAGACACCGGTTGTTGTGCTTAACGAGCCTCTGACAAATATTGCTTCCCTTAAAGTTTCTTCCAAGTTTGCCAAGTTTGTTGATGGTGTAGAAAAAAGTATTCTAGCTGCTACCAAGGTAAACAAGAGCTTGTGGTTCAAGAAGGACCTTGACGATGCTACCATAGAAGGTGGGTTCAAGTCTTTCCTGGACGGGAACATTCTCAAGGTGAAAGTTGACAAGGACCTTGCTTCTT